TTACCATCAACCTGCTCTCTAGTGAGCGTGTGATAGTTAAACTTTGGATTGTACATATTAAACTCTAAATGATTCACCGCAACCGCAACGGTCACGTTCGTTTGGATTGTTAAATTCAAAGCCCTCGTTAAGGCCTTGGCGAACATAGTCGATTTCAATACCGTTCAAGTACGGAACATCTTTTTTATCTACTAATACAACAAACTTTTCCTGTGAATAGTTAATTGTGCTATCTTCAGGAATGTATTTGTCTATGTATTCTAACACATAAGCCAGTCCACTGCAACCGGTAGTTCTAACGCCAACTCGAATTCCTACGCCTTGTCCTCGTTTGGCTATTGATTTTTGAACTTTTTCAATTGCTGGCTTAGTTAACGTCAGCATGCTTGGCTTGATAATCTGCTACTGCTGCTTTGATGGCGTCTTCTGCAAGAATACTACAGTGTATCTTGACAGGAGGCAGTGCAAGCTCTTCGGCTAGTTCGCTGTTCTTGATTGCGCCTGCTTGCTCAAGACTCATGCCTTTGACCATTTCGGTAATCAAACTAGAACTGGCAATTGCTGAGCCACAGCCATAAGTTTTAAAACGTGCATCAGTGATGATGTTGTTCTCAACTTTGATTTGTAGTTTCATCACATCACCGCAAGCCGGTGCTCCGACCATGCCGGTGCCAATTGTGTCATCTATTTCGAATTTGCCTACATTGCGTGGGTTTTCGTAGTGTTCAACTACTTTTTCTGAATATGCCATTATTGTTTTCTCCTGGTTATTCCAACTTCTTATTCAATTAAAAAAACCAGGTTGCCCTGGTTTTTTAATATTTACTCGGGAGTAATATTTGAGGCTTGTAGGCCTTTTTGTCCTTGCACGACATCATATGTCACACGTTGGTTTTCTTTGAGTACTTTGAATCCTTCTGTTTGGATTGCTGAGTAATGGGCAAACAACTCTTCGCCGCCTGCGTCCGGGGTAATAAACCCAAAACCTTTAGTCTCATTGAACCACTTTACTTTTCCTGATGCCATGTTGATATTTCTTTTCTATATGTTGATTTTACTGATTGTTACAATTTACCGTATGTACATTGTTCTTGTTTCGAACAATGTACATGTTGTATTATACATTGTTCTTAGTGTATTTACTAGTCTTTTGGATTAATAAGGTTATTGCCGACGCTTCATTGCTGCCTTGGCATTGCTGTTGACAACTTCTTGTGCTTGGTCAACGCTCATACCAGTTGCGGCTTCGGTGTCGCCTTTGAAACTCACAATGTCGGAGCCTGGGTCAATTGGATTGAGTATGTTGCTAAGTGGCACAGCACTGACTAGGTCGTTGATATTTTGATCTGTTACGTTGACACCCATTGACTGTGCCAGTTCAATAAATGCAGTCTTACTAATTTGTTTTGATGCTGCTTCGTCGTCTGCCCTGTCAGCAAGAAAGGTAGCCAATGCCGCAAGTGTTTGGGCATCAGCTCTTGATTCAACAAATTCACGTAAACGCATTATCTGCGTCCGCGACCCAAGCTGGTTTTGACTGGCTCTTCTTCTGCATCAACTTCTTCATCATCAATTTCTGCGTCAATGTCCAAGTCTAACTCGTCGCCTGCATCGGCCATTGGGTCAACTGGTAATTCGGCATCAACATCTGTTACGCCTGGAACTACAGGAGCTTGCCCAGTTACTGTTCCCATGGCACCTTCGAGTTGTGCTTTGGAACCTTGCAAGTTTTGTACCATACCGCCCAAGGCAGCAGTTGCATCAGCATTGAATTGTGTTGCTTGCTCGTAGCCAATTTCGTTACGGATTTGATCAACCAACGCAGGCAAATCCTTGAACTGCAATGAAGTAACTTGTTCAATCATTTTTTGCACTTGATCCACCATGTCTTGGCTGGCAAGAATAACTTGAGCTTGTTGGACTTCACTTTCACTCAACTGACGACCCAAACGACGACGGCTTTCGGCGGTCACTGCTTGTAATGCTGTGGCTTTTACCATTTCTTGTTCGTCTGGTGTAAGATTCTGACCGGCCGCTGTCTTGGTCATTGCAGCTTTGAGTTTGGGGTCTTGAATCTTGTTAATCTCTTGCTTGGCTTTGTTGGCATCTGCTGCACCAGTGCCGACACCGCCACCTGCTGTGGCAGGAAATTCTTCACGAATCTTCTTGGTCAGCACTTGTTCCATCATCACCAATTTCAAGTAAGCAGAACTTTTCTCACTGCCGTGATATGCAGGTGTGCCACGATGCTCACTGATCAATCCGCGAACTTTTCCTAGCATAGCATTTGCTTGACGCTTTGAAACGGATTCAAAGGTAATACTTTTACCAAAGTAACTTTCGAATACTTTAGCGATTTGTTTTGTTTGTGGCAGTATGGCCAAGTCTTGCAGTTTCATTATCGAATCCTCGTTGTTGATAATATTTAGCCCAATTAACACAATCGGCTAACCTATTTTCTATCTCTTTTTTCTGTATAATTTTATTTTCTAACTTAGTGAGTATAATTTCGTGTTGTTCGGCATTTTTTATACGATCGCCAACCAACGCTCTTGTGGTAATATCTACTGTTAAAAAATGTAAGTTATTGTCTAAATTCAGTATATCCCGGGCTTTGTTGTACTGTTCAAATTTGTCGGCTATGCACCAGCTTAACGCTGCTCGTGAACTGTGAAAAAGCCCAACTTCAGTCAATGAGCAATACACTCTATAACCCTGCGGTTCTTTGACAATACGATAACGTCCAAATACTTCGTATTCGCCTGTTTCGTTTTTTAAAATACTGTTCGGTTGTAGTGCAGCAAAGTTGTCTTTGAACAACGATTTAAGTTTTTTATCTAATATCATTTAATAACAAAAGTCACAAGAAAATATCCAATGATGGCCAACAATGCACCAATGGTGCTGAGGCCCCATGTCATTATTTGTTCATTACGACGTGAGTTCATTTTCTGAACTAGATCGCGTACCTCGCACACTACCGAGTCTAATTTTTTAATTTTAGCATTCACATCGTCGAGTTTTGCTTCCATAGCATTATAACGTTCTGCGCATAATTCCACATGTGCCTCCAAACTTTTTTTCTCTATATTGGTAGTATCAACCATCTAAGTCTCCGTTGAAGTATTTATGGAGATTAGTGTAAACCATATATTCTGAGCAGGGCCAGATGTGGCCAGCATGGGTAACAATTCGGGCCTGTTGTCAAGTTCACCCAGCATGGGAACACCGTCTGCATCAGATCTTAACACACGAGTTGGATCTGCATCGTCGCCGTAGATGTGATCAGTTTCAGTTTCAAATTCAAACATCCATGCACTGTTGGTTGTGTCTGTGACAGGTGTTTGCAAACGAAACAGTTGTGTTCTTAGTCCGAGTATTTGTGTTATGGTTTCCCAGTTACGCTGTTGATTACGTGAACGAGTCCATGATTCTAGATCTGTTATTGTATTCCCAGCAGCATCGCGGAATGGAATCTTTGCTGGTTTAAAATGTCCTGTGATGCCTGTTGCGGTTATATCAAAGAAAGTTTGTACTGCATACTTCATGTGTTCTTCTTGCTTAATTCGTATAGCACTTCAATTTTATTACATAGGTCTTCAAGTGCTGTGTTGCCGTGACGAGATTCAAATATTTCTGCCCATTTTCTTTTTCTTTCCAATTCTTCTAACTCTTGTTGTAGTTTGGGATCTTGGTAGTGCAATGAGCGACGTTTATCACCAGGCTGGCGAGCATATACTGTTCGGCCGCCATCGGGACTTTCAAATATTGTTACTTCGGTTATTTTGCTTACCATCATAGTATGGTATTTAACGCCAAAAGAAAACCCTGGGTTTTAATCCAGGGTTTTTGTACCAAAAACTAATTGATTAGTTTGTGAATGTTGCAGAAGCTGCTGTGGTTCCGCCTGTGGCAGTATCCAATGTAGCAGTTGTCCATGCACCTGTAGGGTACACAGCAATGGCCAATGTGTCTGTACCAGCATCTGTTACTTCGTAAATAGCAATGGTAGCCTTGGTCTGGATAGCAAGCATGGCTGCGTTCAACACAGCTGGCACTGTAGCAACAGTTGCCAATGTGATTGTGAAGAAGTCTAACTTTGGACCAGCCAAGTTAACTGTGGCAGCACTGGTTGCGCTGAACAATGGAGTAGGATATCCAGCGCCGGGTGAAGCGGCTACAACGCCGCTGTCCATGTTGGCTACTGGTTGGTACGTTCCGTTTGTTGGTGATGTAATATTTGCCATTTTTTATTCTCCTAATAGTTTGTGGTCTTGGTTGACCTACTTTTATTTATGTTTCTAAATAAAAATTGCCTATTAGGTGCCCTGATCTGGGTTGTTTAG